ACTGGCGCTCCCTGCCCTTGTGGGGCTTGTTGTTGTGCTTGTTGCTGAGCTTGAGCCATTAGTGCAGCCTTGCCCTCTTTGATCTCTGCCTCGGTACGTGCCAGCTTCTCGGGTAGCCCGAGCTGCTTCTGCGACCATTGCGGGATCATCTCCACATTTGCGCCGAGTATAGCCGCCTCGGGGCTGAATTGCGCTATCTGCCCAATAATGCCCATCCAAGTCATAAGCTTGTTGACATCCTCCATCGACTGTATTTGAGCCATAGGCGATTGCATCTTCAGCGATACTTGGCGGCCATTGACCGAGATGGGGTGAATCTTGCCGTCCTGCTTCAGTATGTCGAGAACACGGTTAACCATTGGAACCAGGAACTCATTAACAAGACGGGCCATTTGTGCGCCCTCGTCTTTCAGCATCTCCTGTTCTCGAATTACCATTTCAGTGGCCGATCGTACTGGGTCCGATAGGTCGCCCATTGGATTGGCGTGCATAATCTTGTTAATCTGCTCTCGCTCATCAGCCAGAGCAATCTGCGAGAAGTTCAGGTCAGCGCCGGTCATTAATGGCCTAACACTGTCGATGTTAGATACCGGCATAACTGTGCCAGGCTCTACCCGTGCAGTATGTGGGTTAAATATGCCATCACTCACGCCAAGCAAAGGAGGCGCCAAAGCTAGAGCGGCTGCCTTTAGCTCGAACTCTTTAACCTTGTTGGCTGTTCGTGCGTTAGCTATTACCGAATCAACCGGACCACGCCCGTATGTTTCCCCGGGGATAACCGACCAACGATAGATGATACCTGGTGAGGTGGTGTATGGCTGAGTGAATAAAAGCTCATCCTTCCACAACACCACTTGGTGCGTCTCCTGAGTCTCCATGTTCATTAGGGTGCCATCATGGATAGTCACCATGCTCATAGGGCTATCACTGATAACCTTCTGTAGCTCTGCTGGAATGTCAGCCGATGGATAGTGTAGTGGTATCTCTTGGGCGACCATCTCCCACTTGCGCCACCATGAATGAATGCGCTCAAGGGCTGTAGGTTCGATATACAACTCAGGTAATGGAATACAGCTAAACTTAATCAGCGGTTCATTACGCCTCTCGTCACCACGCTCAATAAGAAGGGCGCCGGTACTGATCGACATATCCTGATGCGATTCCTGAACCTTGGAGTGGTAGTTAGACTGGTTGAAGTAGCGAAAGAAGATCTCGCTAGCCTTGTCTAGCTCCTTGTTTACCTCTTCCTTTTGGTCTTCGGGAATATCACTGCCCGCCTCAAACTTGAACCACGACATACCCTCCGGCGTAGTCGACCCGATGATACGGCTAACAAACTTCTGTACACCGATGACAAGCGTCGAGTCGTAAATGTGGCGGTTCTTACGTTGGCCTGGGGAATGGTAGTTGAATGTCTCGCGGTTCGGGATCGCATAATCGTACAACTCTTGTATATTGGACCGTACTAGCTCACGGCGCTGGTCCGCACTCTTGAAGCGGGCCTTTACGCCTTTAACACCGCCGAAACCATCAGGCATAGTCGCCATCAAACACCGCCAAGGGTAGATGAACCCGACTGATTGATAAGGCTCATCCGCCCACTCTTACCGGCGCGGCCCTTGCGCTTGGCTATATCGCTGCCAGCCTCGCCTATACGCAGGTCTTGTTTGCGCTTCTCGGCATCAATAGCTTTACGGGTGCGCTCCTCATCACGCTTGGCGCTGGCCTCATCCTTTACCGGCTTGGCCCATACGTTAATGTTCTTATCCACTGCCTTACTGTGCAACTTCTTGCTTATCGGGTCCAAGCTTGACATTAGCTTGTCGATCTTGAGCATCTTCTTAGCCATTAGTGTGAACCTCCTAAACTAGAGCCTTGACCGATTAATGACGCCTTGCCCGCCTTACCCTTTCTGGCGGTACGTTTGGCCAGCTTGCTTTTAGACTCGGCTATGCTCAAGTCCTCTTTCCTGCCTGCCGTGGCAATGGCTGCCCGCTGTGCCTTGCCTTCCTTTCGCGCGCTCGATGCGCCGCCACCAGTCATATTACCCATTGTATTTACCGCTCATTAAGCCCTTGTATAACTGATAGGGCGTGATTGTTGATCGATGCTTGATTCCTAGTGCTGATTTTACAACCTCAACGCACGATAGCAAGCCGAAGCCCATTAGCTTGGCCTCTTTGATAGCGTGGCTGACTTCAATAATCTTAGGTTTATCGCCGGTAATGGTTCTGATATGCGGGTACTCATGCTTGCACATAATGAATACATCCAAGAATGCCAACCGAGGCTGAAGCACTACCCACTTATCACCGGCATCCCTCACCGCATAGACATGCCTGAAGCCAGGCTTTAACCAGCGCGACCAGAACGAATCTATATTGCCCTGCTCGAACACCACAAAGTAGCTAACAGTGGTCACGCCATCCTTCAAAACACGCTCCACTCTTGCTTGATGGTGATAGGCGCCTGGCTAGCCTGTGACTCGCTCACGATAGACGCAACACCTTCACCGTTACCTTGCAGCGCATACTCAGCAGCCTCACAGATGTGAGAGTATTTGTTCTTGTCCGGCATGTCGTGGTACTTCTCGTCGCCAGCTATCTGTATCCGCTTATATGTAAACCCACCCGCTAAACCCTTGCGCCACATCTTGCAGTCAGGCGTAACCATAAAGGCCGGTTGCCCATCCATACATAGACGTTTCATAGGGTTGATGATAGACGCTCGACGGATTAAGGGGTCATTGGTTGCAGTAGGCACAGCTGCCATACCATTAGCCCGCATGATCTTAAACGGTGTATCGTCTGTACCCTGGCCACGGTTAGCGCCTGATGGGTCGCCCCATATCTCAAACTGGAACCCCTTATACGTTCGGTCTATATAGTTCTTCAACTCTGGTGCGAATGATACAGCGCTCATGTCGAATGATAGGAACTCGTCGAACCCAATGTATCGGCCAATATGCGGCAGATACTGCACGAAGGCGCAAGCAGGTGTTCTGCCAAAGTCTAAGCCTAGCAGTATAGGAAGGGATGGATTAGGTGTGTAACCATGCTTGGTGCAGTGGACGCTATCCACGTACTCAGGATAGACAGCCTTACCATTGGCCACAAAGCCGTACTCGTTGGCAAGATTGATCTTGATCCAGTCCTTTGCCTTACCCTGCATACCCTTGATGTAATAGCCGCTTGGCAAGTTGTGCAGGTTCTCAGCCTTATGGTTAGGCTCGAACCCATCACCAATAGGAAACACGCCGCCTGGTTGTCTATGGAAGTTCCACTCTTGCGGGTGTACCTCCTCAGCTAGCTTGTAGTACCAATGGTCCTCATCAGGTGCGTTGGTGTCGCCTATCATCCCATGCCAACTAGGAGTGACATCACCGGCCGCCATAGATGGAAAGCGCCCATGTCTAAGGTCAGCCATATCGACAACAGCCTTTGACAACTCTTTGACCTCGTTCAACCAGAAGCCCGTCACCTGTGAACCGCGCAGCTTCTTAACCGCATCAGGTCTATCCAATGCAATAAAGATGATCTCAGCCTTTACGCTGGTGCCATCCTCTAAGTCGAACTCTAGCTTCTGCTGTGGTGGCTCAGATGACCCCTGCTTAAACCCACCAAGCTCACCATAGATAGCCAGCCAATCCTTAATCGTGGTCGTGTTGAGGTCTGAGTAGGTGTTACGGACGGCGAACCATCGACTAGGACGGACGCCGCTAGGGTTAGGTGCTTGGCTACACATTGCAGCGAACACCTTCTGGCATGACTGGATAGTCTTGCCCGAACCCAGTGGCCCCATGATGAACTCAACACGGTCCCAAGAGTTCATGTACTCAGTGAGCACGTCCCCCTGGGATGCCTGTAAGAACTCATGTCTCACGTTTAACGCCCGTTAAGTCTTTGATGATGACTAATGGACGGTCTGAATCACCGCTGATCTCAATAGCCTTGAGCTTAGGACACAGATACTGGGTGATCTTGTCCCATGTATCCGCCGCAGCCTTATAGGCCGTTACGTCATCGGTACTAGCATCGGCTATCTGCTGCATCTTAACCGCGCATTCAGCCTGCTTAACGATGGGGTCGAAGTCATCACCGAACATTTGCTTGAGTCGGGTATGCAATGCTGACCTGTTCTTACCTGCGCCTCTTCCAGACATAGTATTTTACTCCTATGCCTTTGATACAGTTGTAATGTTATAAGGTAACAATTTGCTTAAATAGCTGTGCATGAGTATCCCTCCTTAGGGGTCATATAGCTTAATAGTGGCCTAGCGGTTTAAGTCCTGCTTAGTAATAACGTGTAACTCTTCATCGGTAAAGCCTGCCAGCTGTAATGCTCGGTTGTTACCTGTATAGCTACCAATGATACTAACCGCGTTCATTAGCTTATTGAGTTTAGCGTCTAGCTTGGCGTTACCTGAACTCTCTTCACTATTGCCTATAGTCTCCCCCAACAACTTAACCACAACAGCTAAGTCGTTCACCTTCTGATCTACGATATTGGCTGTTAGTCGGGTTTGTTTCTCTTCTGCTTGCTCTACTGCCTCCATTGCTAGCTCCTTTTGATTGTCTTAATGGTAACGAATCCTGTGCCATCTACTGTAACTGATGCAGGGTTAGGCATGTCCATAACCACGGCGAATCCGCCTGTGGCCGTAGGCAGTGAACCCACCTTCGATAATACGGCGCCTGGCATGGCCACGATAGAAATATCACATGACACCGACTCTGACACAAAGAATGCATGTGTGCAGCTGGTCAGCGTGGGTATATCTTGCGATGTAAATACTGTCGGGCCTGCTATTTCAAACCTGTACTCGGCTAATATCATTTACTCACCTTCTTGCGTTTTGGGGGTGGTGGTTTGCGCACTATCTTAACAGCATTGTGCAAAGCGTGCGCCAAGCCTTTGTCTACGTCTATTTGTATTGGTGCTGGCTTATCCACTATCTTTCCATAACTGTTATAAAGCTCCCCATCTCTGCAGTGACGTTCCCCGTTCCCGAGTCGTTCGCCACTTGGAATTTAACGTAGTCATTTTCAGCTAGGGTCAGCACAAAGCTAGGGCTGAAAAACGCAACATCGCGACCACCTTGGAATGAGTTTATCTGTCTTGTCAGCACCCCTACATCAACGAACGCCGATAAAGAATCAACCCACCGTACAGCCTTTATGGTCACCATATTGCCAGTCGTGCCCTCAACGACTAAATCACCTATGATCCTAAACTCTCGCGCGCTTCCATCATTCATTAACTGACCGTTTACCGGTGCGCTGAAATGCTGGAGATCTGTCGCCGTCCAAGTCCCTGCAAGGTCGTAGAAAGCAGATTGGGCAGCTATGCTGGTCGTTGCTTCCACTGTGACAGCTTGGTTGCCACCAAGAAAGGTATTAGAAATACCTTCGTTATTTGTCCAGCTTGAGGGTAGGTCTGTCGAATTAATATTGGGAAATATGGTGGTGTCTTCTGAGTTTGCCACGCCGTTTCTAGTCATTGTTGCCCCTGTTACTCGCAGGGTGGAAGGATTTATGAAGTTGGACGGCGAAAAATCAGTGAATGGCGCAAGCGTTCCGAGGTCTACATTTATGTCGGTTAGGAACCGAGAGGCCATAGTAAATCCTGCACCCGCCTTAAATAGCGGGTCAGTCATTGCGTTATCAATATTGCGCACAATGCTTGTGGTTATCCGATACCCGCCCGCCCATGTGCCTGCCAAGGTCAGAGAGGGCTGTCCACCAAATCGCCCCGTTCCTGTTTCTAAGCCCTGCCTATACCCATCTACCGTTCCTAGGCTTGAGCAGTTGTTGTAATAGATTCGCCCAAACTCGAAAGCCTCAAACCCTGTTAGCGCCTCAAGATCATAGACTTGAGACCCTGCGCCAGTAACCTCAATAGCGTAATCATTGCCTAGAAAAGAGCCGCTTCCACCAATCGGGGAGGTGAACATGGTGTAAGCCGCATCGCTACATATTAGCTTTGATATGCCGAAGTCATAGCCCCTGATGTTAATCCCCCCTGCAGGAACCTCAATGCTCCCAACGCCCGTCATATCAATCACCCCGTCAAGAAAGTACTCTTTTGCTGGGTCTATAGTGCCGGTTAGTTGCGATGCTTCTCTGACAATGATTTGATTGTCTTTTGCTGCGGCATTAACCCCCCTAACAAGCTCATTTACCTTACTGCCCGCAAACCCATGGTTATAGGTTGGTGCAGACGCGGGTGATGCTGGTAACTCTGTAATATCTGTCATATCTTAGTATCCCTTAATCTATCCATGGTTCGCCATCAACCCATGACTCGCCATCAACCCAAAAGGAAGGGGCGGGTATATTCTCACAACTCCCCTTGCGCCACTGACTCGCCACGACATTAGCTATCGTTGCTGGAGAGGAGCCTTCGGGTGTGCTTGGTATTTCTTGGTTGGCCATTAAGTCACCACCGCATCATTAGACATAAACAGCCAGTTGGTGCCGTCGCTGTATGCCCGCTTATACCCACGGTCTGTAACGTGAATCTCTGATCCTGTGTAAGTTGCCGCAACTGGCAGTGATGCGAATGCGTACCCACGCTGGATAAACGGAACCTGGGTTTCAACCGAAGCTCCGGCAGACTTAACACCAAGAATGGTGTTTCCGGATGTAGCTTTTAGTGCGCTCGTAGTAAGCAGGTCGCCAGCAGGGTTTAACGTCAAAGCACCGGAAGAGGTTTCTAGCATCATGCCCGATGTCTGGCTTGAGTGTGATTTAAGTACGGCTCGCGTCAATGCGACATCGTTTCTCAGCGTGATGAGTGCATTCGGACCGTTAACAAAGTCGAAAACATTAACGTGCGCTGTCGTGGCCTCCATTCTGAAAGCGGTCAAACCGTTGTCTGCCTTGTTTTGTATTATCTTCGCCGCGTTCCCTTTTTCCCCTGTCCAGATAAAATCGAAATCCTCTGTAATAAGGAAACCCGTCTTGGTAAACCCTGCAGTATCATCGTGGTATACCAACTGCACGAACGATCCGGAGCCAACAAAGCTAGCCGCCTTGTCTGGCCGCCTATTAGAGTTCTGAGCGTTTTTCAGCTTCAGAATTACGTTTGACTCTCCTACATTGTCGATCTGCATCAGGTCGCCATCGGTGTAATGATGCACTACAAACCCAATTGGTGCAGCTGCACCTAAGTCCTGCCCAGCAAAGTTGGCGTAGTTCATCACGCCCGCTGCTGCCGACTTGTCATTAACCCTGTCCTCATTTGCAAACAATGTATTCGTGGGGTTTGTTATTCCTGCCAGCTTGACCCGCAAATCTTCAGCCGACGATAGGCCCGCACTTGTAGCCGATATGGCTGGGCCTTGTAGAACCTTGACGGATAGCAGT